TGTCCACTTAAAGCGCTATAGGCTTCATTATATAAATCCATCCGTTTCCTTTGATCTACTATGTCTGTTACATCTCCACCTTCTTCAATTAGACCTAGTTGAAAAGCGTACTCATCAGCTAAAATATCTGCATCATATTTCATATCACCGCTTGCACTACCACCAACTTCATCCATAGCTTTTAAAAGTGCTTTATTAGGAGTTTTTGTTTTTACTATTTTTGATTTTTTAGTTTTTTGTATGGATTTAGTTATATCACGTAAGACTGCATCTTTATCAAGAACACCGTCTTTATCAAATAGATTATCAATTCCTGATAGATCATCTTTTTTTGCGGGAGTTCTTTTAATATAATCAAATTTACTTAAAGGTGTGGCATCTAGTTTAACGCCATTTTTCATTCTTAGTTTATCAAACATTTTAATATTACCACCTACTTCTTCTGTAATATTTAAAGCTGTTAATCTATCTTTTGAAACTCGTAAACTAGATTGTAAATCTCTGTAAGCACCGTGACTCCTAGGAACCATTAATCTATTTTGTTCGTTTATTTGTTTCATTATCTGTTCTCTAGTCTTGTCAAAAAACGCCTTGTCCATAGTAATGGGTTTACCATACATATCTAATGCATTAGGATCCAAGTATTTTGGATCATCATAACCTTCGTTAATCATTGTTTTTGTCATTTTATTTTCAGGGGCTACAGTTTTTGCAGAAGAGGTTCTTTTACTAAAATCTTCAAACATCTTTCTGTCTAATGCTGATTGAGGTTGTTTTATTTTATCTGCGGTTGTAATACTTTTATTACCATATTTATCTTTTATTTTTTTTATTAAAGCAGGAATTCCTTTTGTAACTAAATCGCCTTTGCCATAACCAACTCTACCACCAATTGCCATTGCATCAGGATCAATATCATCGGGTAAATCTTTTAACTTATCTCCAAGATCTTTCTTAGGCTCTAATCCACCTTTTTTAAGAAACTCATCTGCTGCTTCTGTTTCGTTTCTTGCTGTAAATCTAATATCTTCTAACTCGTCTAATTTAGCAAAATTAACATCATAGTATTCATTTAATAATATTAACGGATCCATTTTAGGATCAGCTCCTCTTTGTAAGTCAGCTTTGTTTTCTAAACTTTTTCTAACATCATCAGGTAACTTTATTTTAGTATCTTTTAATAACATCTGTCTAATAATAGGTCTTCTATATGATTCAGTGTTAGCGCTGTATTCTCTTGCCTGTAGATCAGTAAATTTATTAACACCTTGTGGTAAGCCCAAATCTTTTTTTAAAGAATCTAAACCTTTTCCTGTCACTTGTTTCTTGGTGCTTAAATCTAGTATCTCGGCTTCAGCTTTAGCTGGTGCGGCTGGTGGAAACTTCATATCAAACAATATGTTAACATTAGTTTCAAAATTTTTCATTTGCTGTGGATTTTGATTTCCAAAAGCAAACTGCATATTATCCATTATAACGTTATGGGCTTCGTCTATACCGTCTTGGTTTTTTCCAAGATATTTTTTGCTAAAGGTACCAGCAAAAGGATTGTTAGCGCCTTGGGCTGTGGTTTGAACGTTTGTCATTTTCCCCAACCTGTCACTTACAGCTCTTGCGCCATATAGTTTTTGTAATTTTTGTAATAGTGTTATGCCACCCATTAGTAATAAACCTTCTTAGTTTTTATAATCTCTTCGTCTTTGTAATCTTCTGGATGGGGGATTAAGCCTCCTTGCCTAAATCGCATAACAGCCTGAGTCATTGAATCGACTAAGTCATCATGATCGCCATAAGGAAACGCTGCACACTCTTCAATAACCTCTTGCGCAAAATTCTTATGGGTCGGAGCCCATATCATACCAGATTCAAATAAAGGTGCAACTGAATTAACACGTGTATGCTTGTCATTACCTTTTGATGGTGTGAAGTTTACTACAGGTATACCCATGTTTCTAAGTTCATAGGTCAAAGGCAGTCCAGATGCTTTGGCCTCTATTAAGACTGTCTCAGGTTGCCAATACTTATATTGCTCTAATGCTTTACGTCTTAATTCTGGAAACTCTAACCGTTCTTTGATTGCATCAACTAAAATTAAACTTGCAGGTTTGTCTTCTGACTCTCTAAACACACCCCATGTAGTAATTGCAGAATAATCGGCAGTCTCTTTTTTCATAAACGCAGTATCATAAGATTGTATAATGTGTTCTAGCGCTGGCATGCTATCGTGTTCCCATTTCTTCCACCACTCACGTTTTATAATTGCGCCTTCTTCTGATGTAGGGTTTTGCATCCATTGTGCATTCCATTTACCAATAGAGATAGATGCCTTAACAGCTTCTAGCTCTTTTAGCTTCCAATACTCTGGCCACACAGGTTTCTTACTTGGCATGATTGCTGGAAATTCTATAAGTTCCCATTTGTCTGCTTTTGCTTCTTTTTGTGATTGCAATAACATACCCGTTAAATCTTTTACGTTCCATCTGGTCATTACACAGACAATCGCACCACCTGGTTGCAAACGTTGTCGTGGTCCTGATGTATACCACTCATAAGCTCTCTCAAGAGCAGTTAAGTTCATAGCGTCTTGCTCTGAGTGTGGATCGTCAATGATTAATAGATCTGCACCCCGACCTGTAATAGCACCCCCGACTCCTGATGCAAAATACTCGCCACCTTGTGCAGTTTCCCAGCGACCTGCTGCTTGTGAATCTTCCCTAAGTCTAGTTGGGAATACTGATTTGTATTCTTCTGTGTCCATTAATGTTTTTGCCTTACGCCCGAACCGTATGGCTAGTTCTCCTGTGTGGGTTGTTTGAATAATTTTTAGTTTTGGATTTCTACCGATCATCCAGGCAGGCAGCAAGGAACTGGCGAACTCTGACTTTGTATGCCTTGGTGGCATATTAACAATAAGTCTTTTAATTTTACCTTTAGATAATTGATTAAATTTATCTGCAATAATTTTATGATGTGCACCTTCAATAAAATCTGGCCACATGTGTTTTACAAAACTTAAAAAATCAGACTGTATATGTGATATTTTTTTCTTCTCACTAAACCTTAAGTACATCTTCATAAAGTCTTTACGTACGTCAGGTGGTAATTTTTTAATTTTTTCTAGGTCTATTTCCATATATTTTTTTGCAAAATTTTTTAAGGTTGATTTTGGAACCCACAACGTTTTTACAGGCTAAGACCGTCTAAATCAAGCAATAAAGGGTAGATATAGGGACCCCTTTTTATACAGTATAAAACAAACAACATAGACTGCGCAAAAATGCAACCTATGCTGGTACCTCTATTGATGTGTGTATAGAAGCGCGCCCCGCAGGGGCGCACAACCTGTGATTGATTGTTAGTCTAGTAGTGTCATGTATGCTGGTACATTTAACCTGCTAAACTTATCTAATTTCTTTTGCATTGTATCGTAGTCCTCGTTAACTTCTGCAGTCTTAATGTCCATGTATAGTTTGTGTTCCTGTTCAGTTAACATTGCTGACTGACCAGAGTAGGGGTTCGTTGTTTTAATCTTTGTTGTCATATATATATATATCCTTTCAATATCCCTTATAGTCCTATTCTGTTTGTGTGTCAACCCCTCGTTCAGTTATGTTTGTAGTTATGTAATCGCTGTTATCCCAACTATTCTGCCTAACCTCTTTTACTACATCAATCGGTGTTTCAAGTGGCGTGTTACGTGGTGCGATTGCAACTATACGTTCTGCGTGTGTGTTAGCAAACTGAGTGTAACAACCTTGACTACAAAAGTATTTAAGAAAAGAATCTTGATGATATTCATATTGTTTTACTTTTTTAGTTCTTAGGACCTTGCTACCTTTACTACCTCTTATCCTGTCCTGTGTATGTGACTTATGACACTTAGGACCATGGCACCATTTATAATCGCTCATATATAAAATGTCAGTATTACAACTGCCCCTATTATTGCTATCATAATTTCTATTCCCTCCATTTTTTCCTCTCTTTCAGTTTCCATAGTTTTCTGTCGTAGTGTGCTGCCATCATTTCTGATACGACAAATAATAAAAAACCTACAATCATAAAACCTACACCGATATATAATATTAAATTGTAATCAATCATATTTTTATTTGCACTTTCCCAGTGGCATTTCTCCAACCGTCTGCGTCTAAATCCCAATAGTTCAAACAAGATTTACCATTTTTTGTAGTGTATAAACCCTTATCACTAGGTGTTCCGTCTGGTTTATCATACTGACCTTTACGTGTGATAAACTTTGCGTGTTTCTTTGCGAAGTAAGTTATGTAAAACATTGTATACCTTTCTATTTTGTTTATAGGACTATCCTATTACAGATAGCCCTATGTGTCAAATGTTAGTTCACACTCTCATATTGTTTTCTCGCTAGTATTTTTGCTTCTCTAGTGTTGGTTGATTGTTTATTCTTCATACCCTTAATCATGTTAGCTAGATTTGTAGGGTTATAAATTGTCAAGCCTGTTGAATTAGTTTTAACTAATTCAGCTTCATCAACATTGATACCTAGTTCGGTTGCAAGTTCTATGCCCTCACTTAAATATCTATATGCTTTCAAACCAATCTTTAATTGGTCAGCTTGTTTAGTTATACTTGACACCCACGTTGTGTGCTTTGATACAACAGTTGCTTTTGCCATTCTCCATTTCTCAAACTGTTGATACTCGTCTTTAGTACAGGCTATGGCTCTACTTCTACAATAAGAAGTACCAATGACATCAGCATAAAATGGTGCATTGAAATCTTTAGTCATTCCAATACTGTCATCATTTTGACTATAACCACTACTGTCTTTGCCGAGTTCCTTATTACACATATCAACGTGCTTTGTTTTATATGGGTTGCTATCCTTACCAGATTGTTGAGGTAAAATATCTGGGTTGCAACCTTTAGATTTTAATTCTTCTCTAAAATATGCGTGGGCAAATTGGTCTTGATCATCTCTACTATAACCCTCTTGTCCATCTAGGTTGCCATATAAACCAAAATCAAAATGTGATTTAGTTTCTTTACTCTCGCCCTCGTCATCTACATCTTCATTATGTGCAAAGTAAAAGCATTTATCTTTTGCTACTACATCACAGGGGTCGCCATATTTTTTCTTAAAGACACGTAGTGTTGCTACATCTTCTTTAGGATATGATCTCTCTACAACTTCTTTGGCTATTGAAAATGTAAAGTTCTGTTCTGCATTAAAATCTTCTCTTGATTTTAAAAATGCTTCTCGTTCTTCTGTGCTTTCATTCTCAAACACATCTTTTATTTTATTGAACAGCTTGTTTCTAAACTCGGTGTTCATACGTATTTTTGCTGACATATAACCTTTCTTTGTTTGTTTATAATAGTCCTATAATATCCCTTGACAAATAGATTGTCAACACCTATATTGAGTTAGGTATTACAAGTTAATAGCTTGTAGTCCTTTCGGGTTTAGACTGGAATGTTAGGAGGTAGGTGCAAACCGTAAACTTCAGTTCCAGCTTGAGCCCAGAGTACAGAAAGACTGCGGGATATAAACCGCTATAACATAGGTCGTGAAATAGCGTTGCGCATTAGATGGCAAATTCTAGAATGACCCATCCGCCTATGTGGCTTCTGTATTCTGGGGTCAAGTAGGTCTTAAGATTTAGGCGCGGGCTAGCTGTTAGCTAAACGCCTACTTAACCATTGGGGATATGGTTGTGATTAACAAAAACACTATGCACAACCTATCACTCAATTTTTTTAAATTAAAAAAGCTTCAAGCTTCAAGCTTCAAGCAATAATAATACTTGACATCATAGTAGGATAATATATGATGGTGATATCCCGTTTGCTGGTATCCGGATTTAAAACTCAAACCAGCACTGATGTGTAGTCACCTTAAAAGAGGTGGCATCAGTAACGCCGAACCCCTGCGGGATTAGCTGCATAGTTCAGCTCCATGCGTGGGGACCAGGCACAACAGAAAGGATACGATGAAACTAAATAAATTAATTAAAAAAGTAAATAAAGAGAATGCACCGCCGGATGGTTGGAGGCTTGAAGACAAACCAGAAGCAAACAAACAATACGCACTAACGGGTGGCCCTGGTGATAAATGCATTCTTAATGGTAACAGCTGGAAAGAGTCTGAAGTAAATGAAAAAAATTAAACACAATGACCTGTTAGGATCTGGGGTCAAGAAATGCGCGAACGGCGCGCTTGGCCAAGCTTCAAGCTTGACAGGACTTGTAGTATCCTATAAGTTCCTACGTAACAGAAAGATATAAAATGGAAACAATAAACTATAATAACCAGCAAGTGATGCTACTTAACGCTTTGCGAAGACAAGCAAAGTCCGGAATGCTTATGACTAACCCAAGAGTGACTGGGTATACATCATTTGCAAAAGCGGTCCTTGCTTTTATCAATGATCCTAAAGCACCAAAAACTTGTAAAAAACTTTATGAATATTTAGTGAAGAATGGATACTACGAAGGATTGGATATTCATCTTGCGTAAAAGAATTAAACACAATGACTTATTGCCATGGTTCCTGGAGGACCATGGCCAGCTGCCGTCTTCATACCTGGAGAGCACAAAGAAATTTTTTGATTCTATATGCTGGCCTAGATACTATGGTGGCGGACCAGATTTAAATGGAAAAATTTTTAGATTAAAAAAGCCTCAAGCGGCAAGCGGCAAGCTCAAAGCGGCAAGCGTCAAGCTTTCGCCACAATTAAATGATAAACAAAATTAGAAAGGTTATATATGAAAACAAGTGAAGCTCTAAAACTAGTCGGAGGCTTGAGCAAACCTTCAAAAATGCCTGGCTGGGCCTATGGTATACCGGCCAAAGAGTGCAAGACAGGAAGCAAACTGGTGAAGGTCGCTGGCAGCACGTGCGAGGGCTGTTACGCTCTTAAGGGTTGTTATGTTTTTAAGGTGGTTCAGGATGCACAGTATCGAAGACTGGCAAGCATCCAGTCGCCGCTATGGGTTGGAGCTATGGCTCTTCTCATTAACAGCAAGAAGTCGAAGGTGTTCAGGTGGCATGACTCTGGCGACGTGCAGGACGAAGCTCACCTCATGAAAATTTTTGCGGTGTGTAAACTTACACCTGGAACCCGTCACTGGCTGCCCACTCGAGAAGCGTGGACTAAACATTTTTTGCCACAATGCCCAGATAATCTTGTTATAAGATTCAGTGCACCGATGGTTGATCAGGACGCCCCGGGCTCATGGCCTAACACTAGCACCGTGGTAACGGCTGGCGCCACGTGTCCCGCTCCGACTCAAGAAAATGAATGTAAAGACTGCAGGGCCTGTTGGGATCCTGAAGTCAGGAACGTAGCATATGGTCAACATTAAATTTAGAAGAGAGATCCACAACATCCATAATGCATGGTGCCGTGAAAACGGTTACCCGGTCAGGGACTACAAGCCCGGTCCAGGCAGGCCCCAAGCTACAAGCTTCAAGCGCCAAGCGAGTAAAGCTTCAAGCGGCAAGCCTCAAGCCCCAAGCTGCAGGCCTCAAGCTTCAGGCCACAAGCCTCAAGCTGCATGATACTAGAACCTTCATAAAGTTTCAGGCCACAAGCGTCAGGCGTCTTAATGCAGATGAAACTATTCTTAGGATGCTTATAATGATAGGCAATTTGATGCGCAGACAGAGCCACCTTGTTACGCATACTAACCTTGAACTCAATTGTAAAATAGAACTGATTAGCATTGTAGCACAACGTGTCTGGTGTTCCTAAACTACTAGTGTTTTCTATTCTTGTATAGATTATTTCTGGTGTTTTACTCTTAAAATATTTGTAAAACTTTGACTCTGGTCCCATCAGTTTTCGACGTTATAACTTCTTTTTAACTGTACCCATTTTCCACGATGCACCTGTAGATATTTCAAAAACTATTCGGTGTGATTCCCGTGAACCAATGATATTATTTTCTAATAAACTCATAGACACAACATCAAAATACCCATCAGGAGAATGAAACTCACCATCAGGTAATTTAACTTGAACACGTGCTTGTTGACAAACAGGTGATTTTAAGAACTTATCTAGTTGATCTGCTAGTAACTTTCCACTTATCATATATTGACTTTTACTTGAAGTAACGTTAGAAGTCAATATGCACAGACAAGGATTACTAAACGCATTGAACGACAAATACGAAGCAGAGATATCTGCGGCTCATGCAACCATAAATATATACCTAAATAGTTCAGTTGGTATAGGTGAACACCCACAACATATAAGCGAAATAGATAAACAACTACAATTGATTGTAGATGCAGAAGAAAAATTAAATATCTTAGAAGACTTTGAGGATTTCGGAGACGACGATGGGAGTGCCTAAAAGACTAACAGAGATGCAACAAAAGTTTGCACATCTATTAGTGACTAACGAAGGAAGAATGACAGGTTACGAATGCGCTAAACAAGCTGGCTATTCAGAAGATAGAGCTAGACAAACATCATCAGAATTACAGAACCCAAAATTATTTCCTCTTGTTGTAAAATACATTGGAGAGATTAGAGAAGAGAATAACAAAAAGTATGAAGTTGATTACGGTAGACACATTGCAGAGCTGGGTAAGATAAGACAAAAGGCATTAGAAAAAGGTGCATGGTCAGCAGCAGTCAATGCAGAGGTAGCTAGAGGTAAAGCGGCTGGATTATACATAGAACAAAAAATTATTAGAACAGGTAAGTTAGATGATCTTAGTGAAGTTGAATTAGAGAGTCGTATGAAAGAGATTATAGATCAATACTCACCTATACTTGAAGAAACTGATACAGATAATTTAAAAGAAAAAGTAAAAGAGAAACAAAAACTTATAAGATTAAAGAAGGCTAATCAATCTCATCAAGATGATTCTTAAGCATATCTAATACCCAAGGATTATCTCTAAACACACCCATCATAAAATTAGACAACTGATTAACAACTAACTCCTCATGCTCATCTTTAGCTAAAGGACCATTGGCTTGATTTAATCCAGCTACATAAACTGCAGCATGCATAATCTCGTGAAATGTTGTGTTAGCTCTTTCTTGACCACATAGATCATGTTGAATATATATAACACCATCTCTGTACCAATACTCACCATAACTTTCTGTCATCTCGTCTTTTTTCCAATCAGGTCTTACATACTTAATTTTTATATCTCTGTAACCAATCTTAACTTTGTCTGGTAAACCTTTTACTTCTATTGGAATAATAGGACTTCTTTGTTTTTGATGTCTGTTTATTTTTCTCTTCTTTGCCATAGTAATATCTGGGGTTATGCTTCTTATTAAACATATCAAGAAATTGTGTCCAAGTCATCTGCTCTTTTGTCATATCTTAACCCTATAGTGTTTTCAAAACTTTTTTGTTAAAATCCAAATCCAAAACTTCCCCGCGGCCCCTATGATCAACTATGTCAATGAAATCAACCCTTATTTAAGCAATGCTTAAAAAACCGTTGGTATTACTTGCTGATCACGGTAAGGCCTGATCACGGTTGTTTTTCTAAAGCCTTTTCAGAAAATTCAATATTCTGAAAAACCCTATAGGCGTGATCAACCGCATAAACCCTTGTTTCTTGATTCCTGACTCCTGTAGCCTGAATCTAGACTATGGCAACATTGTGGCAGAACTATGTTATTAATTTGGCACGCTTATAATATAGATCAACTTTTTCTAAAAACTTGTGCTGATATGATATAAATTCTTTTCCCTTGACTTGGAACTTCTGGAAGTAGTTATCTGGTGTACACATTAGAATTACACCTTGCGTAATCTCCGTACCATAAACCTGGTTATGGGCCATAGCATATGCTGCTAGCTGCATCATGTAATCGTCGATCCAGGCTCTTTGTTTTGGTTTCGTGCTTTGCTTAAAATCAATAATAGAATCCTCATAGTCATAAGTCCCAACTAAGTCTGCAGCACCCGCATATAGCCCAGGATACCATAATGTAACCTCTGAGCCCCATATCTCCTGTAAATCGCACAGGCCTTTGTCTATGACGGTCTGAGCCATACTTTTGGCAGTCTTACCCTCTTCAGTTAGGTCTAAATGTCCTTGACCTAATACGTATTTTTCTAGGTGTAAATGCATATTCGTACCTCTACTGGCTGCGGTGTCTCTAATTCTATCTGCTTCTACTTTGCCGACTCTAGCTTTCCATTTAGCAAGAGAGGCACGCTTCTCGTCTGATTGTGTAGCTTGCAAGATAGTTGTAACACTTGGTAACTTCTCTTTACCTACAGCATAGGTTCTTAGACCATCTGTTGTACTTCTGCTACATGGCGGGTAATGATAGAGTTTATTCCATTTCATTTCTTTTTCTTTCTTTTAGATTTTTTATCATAGTCTTCTTGTTCTTTAATTAATCTCTCTGATGGATAATAGACATCTACATGACTATAACATTTTGGACAATGTAAGTTTGTAACTATAGAGTAATCTTCATCATCTTCTGTATCATGGTCGCCACCCCATATTAACTCGTTATTACAGTGCCAACAATTCACGTAATTATAATCCCTATAACAAATCCTATGGTAAACCAAACTATCTCTTGTCTATAGTGTAGAGACCATACAGCAAATTTTTCTTTTATTTTTATAAAAAATTCTTTTCTATTCATTTTCTAACTCCTTCTCTAATTGTACCATCTTTGTCTACATATATCATATGTATAATTTTAGTAAATTTCTTATTACGTCTACTTCTACCAATACGAGTTCCTTTTTTAGGGCCTGTCAGTCTATAATTTTCAGACTTAACTTCCCAACATTTAGTCTCTCCTGTAACAGGGTTAAAAGTCATCATGTCAACCGGACCTGTATCTTGACACGAATCAAATACATCAAGTCCTTGTTCTACGAAATAACAAATAGCTTTCTTCTCGCTAAGAGTACCTATTCTATTTGGATTCATTAATTGTAGTAAGCTTCTTCTAATTTTTTTTTATCTAAATTGTATTTACTAACTAACTTAATAGCCAATTCAAACTTGCCTTTTTCTCTACATTTTTTAATTAAATTTAATAATTTAAATGTAAATTTTGTTTTTTTATTCATTTTTTCCTCTTTCTATGTTTTCCCATGTACCATTCTCCAGGTTCATAGTCCCAACGTTTTCCGTGATGACCTCTGATATCTGCATACCACATTCTAAGTCTTACTATTAATTTCTTAATCATATTGCGCCTATCTCTCTCATCTTTCTGACTTTATCGTCTATTTGTTTTGCTAATTTAACATTGTCTTCTCTTAACTCATTTATTTCTTCTCTTAACTGTATTATTTGTTGTTCTATCTTCTCATTGTGATGATGCAACTTTGCATTTTTAAATTCTAGTCGCTCGATAACAGCTTCTAGATCATTAGTTCCTCTGTCCATTGTACTCCTCCATTTTTCTTTCTATTGCTGTGTTTACATTATCTCTAATTCTACTTCTTGTACCGACAATCTTTTCTTCTCTATCTAATAGTGCCTCTAATATCCTGTCTCTTATATATTGTGGCGATCTTCCTGCCATAGAGCATACTCTTTTAAAGTCTGCACTGTCGTGTTTAATCCAGTTGATAGCTTCAACAGCTGCTGTCCAATCATTAGATTTAAAAGCATCATTCATTGCCAAAGCTAGAACAGATATCCAAAGC